ATTATCGCTGATATAGGGTAGCCCATCTACTCCCTTTTCAACTACCAAGTCCAAAAAGCCGTTGGCTTGACTCATATAGTAGTGAAGTACGTAGCTGCTTGGCAGCGTGGTACTACCACCACCGCCCCCACTGATTGGCTCGGCTACGATTGTACTCCAAGGAGAAGCAACGCTGTTTTGCCAGCTCCGGGCGCGCGCCTCGATGCGGCCTTGGGTGAAGTAGGCGTTTTGGAGCAGAAACGAAAAGTTTGCTTGTCCATTGGTGGGGCCGCTCAGCAGCGCAGGAGTCGCGGGAGCAGCCAACAAACCCGTGTTAGTGTAGACCCGCCAAGCCTCCGTGCCGACAACTCGGTAATTTATTTCAAACAATCTCAAAGGATTATGAGGCAGTTCCAACGGAATCGTCACATTGATCTGGTTAGCCGCGTTGCGGGCTACTATGATAGGATTAGGAGCTGTAGGAGGCGTATCCCCTTCTGGCTCCGGTGCCACTGTTTCGCTCCACCAGCGACCAGAATAGGCCACCCGCTCGTACTGCGTTTCTTCCACCACGGCCCCTTGACTCCACCAGCGACCCGAAAAGGCCACCCGCTCATAGAGCGTTTCGGTTATTACTGGCGCATTTGAATTGAAGGTAGTTTCGGCCAATTTCCATTCAGAGGGGACATTCTCTTTGTCAAGATAGCGTACCCGAACCCCTACGTGTGTTACCCCCGTAGGAATATAGGTACGTTGCCACAGATGTTCTTTCACCGAAAAGTCCGGTTGATTAAGCAGCACGTATTCAGTCCAATCCCCGGACTGAATACGGTGACGCATTTCCACCTGATAATAACCTGCTTTGCGGGTGATGTCTGTCCAAGTGACGTTAATATCATCTACCTGCTGCACGATAGAAAGACTCGTGATCGGTGCCACTACCCCACTGAGAACCGACGAAAGAGCCGGAAAAAAGGGCGTAAGCAGTTCGCCCAAGGGCATAATCTGTAGGCTGTCGCCATCTTGCCCAATTACTACGACGTGTCCAGGCGTCAGGCTATCACGCGAGAAGTTAGAAGCGAACCATGCAAGGGCTTCTTTTTGCTCTTCAGTAATACTTTTTACATATGCTGGAACTGTCGGGTCGGCTTCTTCGAGAAGAAAATCAGGGAAGCCACTAACAGTATCCCAAGTGATGGTAGTGAGTCCTTGCTGAACTGCATTATCAATCAAGTGATTTATCCAAGTACGTAAATTGCGCCATGTTTTATTCCCGATATAGACATAATCAGTGCTATCATCTCCAGATTGAGGATTGATGATTGGTTCAAAGTCCTGCAATGCTTGATGTACCCCGTTTGAACTTACCGCGTTTCCACTTCCCTGGGTAGGAGCAGCATCAATCACGATAGGTATAGGAGCTTCTTTTCCTAACTCTAGGGGTCCCTCTGGTTGAAAACGAGGAGGTGGAAAAGTGTTGCCGTTAAAATCATTATTCATTGTAACAATGCGTTGGATTTGAATGCGTACCTATAATTGAATGAGACAAAGAGTCGGTTATCTTCGTCCGCATTTTCTGAGTGGCGTTCATCGGTCACAATGACCGGGGCTACCGTTCCGTTGAAAAAACGATATTTGTAAGGGGACAAAACAAAATCACGGAAACGCTTCTGTTCGTCTCGGCTTTGATAGCCTGTATTGCAGGTGAAAGATTGCGTATAATCGCCGTGGTACTGAAATTCTTCAGCATCCCCTGTTACGTTTGGGTAACTTAGGCGTTTCGTAGCTTTGAGTAAATTGTACTCTACTCGTCTTTCTTCGATGCCCTTGGCTACCAACACCTCCCAAGCTCCAAGAGAATTTAGATACACAAAATATTTTCTGCGGTCGCGTAGGTTGGCATCCACAATATACCGGTAGCGTCTACTAATCTCGGTTGCTCCTTCCACGATGTACAGAGTATATTCTTTAACCCTTTTCTGGGTGCTTGTGTAAGAGGGAAGATTCAATTGATTATGGCCAGCGGTGAAAATGACTTTTTGGCCATATTGCCAAACCGCGACAGTTTGTAAAGTGTGGGTAGTGACGCTGTTGTCGTGCCAGGTGATTTCAATACGATATAGCGCATTCGACGCACCCAAAGCACCATAAAAAGTAAGCCACTGAGGTTCATCAGTCATGACAAATCTTATGTCAGGGCCATTTTTCAGGGCAATCATTTTGCTGTTACCATATATTAGGTAGCTCATCTCATGGGGCTTACTATACCCACTTCCTCCCCAAAATACCCTTTTGGTAGGGAGCGTATTAGAGGTCTGTAGTTGTAGGGGAGTGCCGTAAGCTTCAGCTACTTCCACTTGATAGCGCCTTGTACTCTTGCGGCTTACTACTGGATCCCTCTCGCCCCAAATAGGCCGTTCAACAGATAACTGTAAATGACTGTTGAGAATGTCTGCTACATCTATTTCAGCTTTTCCGCTAACAGTAGTGGGCAAATATGTTTCATAGATTTTGTCAAAAGTGCTCCCGTCTTCTTGTTCAAGCTTCAGTTGAAAAAGGATACAGTGATTAGAGCGAAGCGCAAAGTCCGTAGCAGCGGTTTGGACTTGGAGTTTCCCCCAAGCAAAAGTTACCTCCACAAACTCGTAAGCTTTCCCTTTTTGTTTAGCAGTAAATACGACTGATGGAAAATCAAGGTTGTTGGGCGCCGACATCGTAAAGTACTTGCTCAAAAATGTATTGGCATTGAAATAAGGCAAGAGAGATTGTGCATAAGTCAAAGAACCATTTCCGGCAATCAGATTAGTCCCATTACTAGGATTGCCAGCCGACACGACTGTAAAGGTTTGTGTTTGCCCATTGAAGCGAATCTGAATCGTAATATTGGAGGGTACAGCTGCCGTGAAATAAAGTCGATTTACCGCATAGCTTCCAGGAGACTGGATGTAGTCATCCGCCTGAAACCGATAAACTAATCGGTCTTTGCTGAAGCCATTTTCGGGGGGTGAGATTTGTGCCGCTACCATTCCCCAAAAGTGCTTTTACAAGTCACAAAAAAGAAGGAAACTAAGCGAAAGCGTCAGTACCGAAATTGATATTTTCTTCAAACTTCCATTCGAACTCACACTCCCAACCCGTAATGATATTATCAATGACGGGAGTAGCGTTGCCGTTTGAGTTCGATAAATTTTTAATGTGATTTTGAAACAAGCTTCCGGGCTCATTTGCTTCAGGGAAACATACGTTTGATTCCCGTTTCATGCGCATCAAAATAGCCCTTACCTCATTTCTGCACTCTTTTTGTTTCTTAACAATGTTTGAAGGGTTGCCTTGTTCAAAAATATCAACGATAGCGAAGCTTCCTCTAATAACACCACGGGGGTTGTCCATTGAGAGCTGTATTTCATCGTCTGGTACAAATAAAATCATATGTTTCCCTTTGACGATGCGCCGTAAGGCGGCGGTGAATTCACTATAGTTCATATCCTTGGACGCCAGAAAAAAACGAGGCGATGTACTTGCATGACTATACAAAACCGTGGCAAGGTCTTGAAAATAGTCAATATAAAAATCAAGAATAGTATCAGCAATCATATCAGTGTTTTGGGGTGTTTTTGAGCTTCTTTTGAAGTTCCTTCGCTTTGACTATTTTACTTTCAAGCATTTGCAGGGCTACGAGCAGATTTTGTCGCTTCAGGCTTTCAAACTCTAAGGACTTATCTTCGGCCATACCGATAGCAATCTGAAGCCAGGAGCTGGAAGAGTTGCTCTTCTTTTTCTGGGCCTCTGTTTGGGTTTTAAATACGTTAGGAAAAGGAGTACGGAAACTCAATCTACAGCCTTCGTAGTTGAATGCAATCATCTGTTTTTCGAGAGTACTTAAAGACTTTGCAAACTTTTCAGACTGTATTACTCTCTTTTCAGAAAAAGGAGCTCGTATCTTTTTACCATTTGCACAGTACAAAATAGAGACTAGCTCATCGTAGTTGCCAGACTCATAAGCTGCTTCAGTAAACCAAAACTCTTCAAAGTCAAGGTTCGCTAAGCGATCTTGTGGACCCCAAAAGGTAGCTTCTTTGTGTTTAAAGCAGTCTAAAAACCATTTGTCAGGGGCTTGGCTTCGGGCTACATTTTGACAGAGTTCTAATAAACTATTTCCTAGTTGAATCGTAGCATCTTGATCATCCTCCCCAATGATTCCTATGCTTGACATGGCATCCTTGTCAAAAAGATAATTAAGCATAGTAGGCGGAATTTTGAAGAGTATTTCTGGAAGGGCAAACAAAGAATGGGGTTTGTCAGTCAAAACATTACCTACTTTAAAAAGCTTTTCATACTGTTTTTTGCTTAAATCATTCCAGCATCGTGGCCCGGTGTATCGATGTAGATTGTTGTTTATGTTGAGTTCGATGACGTGAGGTTTCATTTTGATTTATTTAAAATCCGACAATCTTATCTGTGCTTACAATCCATACCACGGGAGCAGCTTCGACTACTCCGTTTATTTCATTGAGGAGGGTGGTTATTTGTGTCCAATACATGGCGGCTCGGCGCTGGGCAGCTTGCATCGATACGAGCCGTTGAGCCTCTGAAGGAGGCATAAAGTATTTGGCATTGATGTATTGTGAGCCATAATATACCCTCAAACCATTAGCATTGAGTTGGATACTTTGTTCTAGTTCAATAACCTCCGCCACGGTTTGAAAAGCAATGTAGTATTTAACCGTTTCTCGCAATTTTATTTGAAGCGGCTCCGAAATTTGCCCCTTCAGTGTTTCGTACATATCTCCCAAAAGAGGCATCACCATTTGTGTTTCAATCCGGGAAATAGTGGGTTTAAGAGCGTGAAAGGTGAGAGCATTATCCAAGATTGAATAGTACGCTGAGAACTCTACGGCACTTTTGATGTAAAGCTTATTGTTAGCGATACGCTGAGGAGCGTTTGTGTATTCTGTAAGGGCTGTCAGTGAGTTAGTGGTTTCAAGCCAACTTAAGAGCCGCTCTAGGCTACTGGCCGCTAGTTCCAATAGTGAAAAAGCTATTCTTTCAATTTGCTGATCATAAGCGGCGGTTCTACTTTCGGATTTCCCTACGGTGGTGATACCATCTCTCCCAAACTGTACTTGTCCCATTGGTAGCCATTTGACCGTAGCTAACCTAGACACATATCGACGCATTAAATCAAGGCATTTTTGTTCAATTTCTGAGAGCGAGGGGTTGTCAGATGCAAGTTTATTGTTAATTCTATCGTACAATCCAATCCCCACGAATTGTATAAGTTCGCCTGCCTCCACATCCTCTAAATAAGGCGCAATGTCCGTGAACTCAAAAGAGAGATTAAAGCCCACATGTTTATATACATCATCAATATTTTTGAAGAGAGCCATTAGGATACGATTGATTCGGTTGATTTTCCAGTATTTAAAGTAGTCAGAATGGTATCTTTGAAGATAAACTTCAAATCAGGGTAGCGCCGTAGCCAACCATTATATTTAGCTACAAAATGCAAAGGTTCGAGTAGCGCATCTCGGTAGGGCTTCAAAAGGGCAATGGCAATCAACCATGCTTCACGCTTGTTGCTTCCTCCCGAACTTTGTGAGCCTTTGGTAGTTCCCATAAATCCGGCGGTAGTAGGATCCTCGCCCAAGGCATAAAAGATATTGGCGGCGGCCTCTACATTGTCCTCCAGATATTTGCCATCGAGTTTAGGATCTGGTACAAAATCAAGTTCAATGTATTCTTGGTACTGTCCCTTTACCTCATCCCAAAATTTAGGAGTGGTGATTGAATTACCCGTTTTGGTAATGTTGGCTAGTTTAGTGTCCATTTCCTTCAACCATTCTAAACGAATACTTTGCCGCTCCTCCTTAGATCCTTTCTCCCAGCGGTCGCCGTATCGATGCTCCCAATATCTTTCGTCTACCTTCCAGTGGTACTTGATAGTCATTTGGTTTTCCATTAAGTACTTTTTGAACTTAGGAATGGCCAAATGCACTTCAAGCCATCCACTCGTACGTATACTGTCGTGGTGCGCTAACTGATAGAAGGTTTTGCCCGGAGTGGGATAACTCACTGGATAGATGTAGTTATACCTACTGTCATTGGCGATGACTTCAGGATTATTGAACCAATAAGGGTCAATGGCTTTCAGTTTTTTGGTATAAGGATCCTTAAAATGTACATCGGGCCAATTGGCGTTTAACAACACAAACTCGCAGCGTCCCGATTTTATGTCTTGTTTAGACCATCGGCCATAAGCAGCTTCTTGATGAATAATGGACGTGATACGTTTTCGGTTTTCTGAAAGAATCAATTCGCTCCAACCGTTGAAAAACCAAGATAAATCTACCGCAGTCTCGCGCAGGTACTTGGCAAAACTTGGGTCATTCAAGAAATCTTTAATCTCACGGTCAGCGATAGATTTGTAGACTTCGGTACCGTCAGTATTTGTATTGATTACTTCTACGGCCATTAGCCCATTGCCGATTATTTTGGTCGCCAACCGATCTAAGGTCTTTGGGATGATAGGATCCTTGGAATACAACTCAATAACCCGCTGGGGAAAATCGTTAGCCTCTCCCCAGTGTTCTACATCATCCATAATTCGAGGATAATATGGATCTACAATGGGCATCGTGGGAGTGGTGCCGGGGCGCGTACTAGGAGACGAATTTTTGAAAAATACACTAACCCCACTTTCTTTGAGAATGGCCACATCATAATCTTGCCCAGGGAAATATTCTATATTACTCATGTAGTAGGTGTTTCGTTAAGATATAAGATAAGGTCATAATGAACGGAGGTAATAGCATTTAGGCCGTAAGGAGTGATTTTGATGATACGCTCCTTGGTATAATGACTCACCAATACCGCTCTGTCCATTTTCATCACTCGTCCGGCGGTATCTCGCTGTTTGTCGTAACTGAGCCAAAGAATAGAAAAAGGTTTGGGTCTGCCTGATGCCAATTTTTCTTTGATAAGTTGTTCAACATCTTTGCTTTTTAGCATCATTTTTTTGTTCGCAAAAAGCAAGGATTTTTACCCAGCTGAAAGGAAAACAAGGCATTTTTTGTATCTTTGTATATGGCTTCAATGACTACAGAAGAAGCGTTTCGTTCGCTCGTAAGAAGTAGGTACAGGTGGGTAAAGATGGGAGGAAATGATAGTACGCGTCTTTCTCTCAAAGCACGGTTGGAGAAAGGTACACTGAAGCTAGACACCATGACGAAATATCTCAAGATGGCCGGCTATCGATTGGTAACTAATCCACGATGGCAGCCTCCTAAAAATCTTTAAATTTGTTAAGTAATTTGGAAAAGCCCGTTGGTATTACCTTCGGGCTTTTTTGTTTTTGCGAAGCAGTTCAAAACGTACAAAAGTGCTGGTTTGTACTTTGGCGGAATGAAGACAAGCCAGAGCGAAGCCGGATTGATCGAAATGACAGAAAAGTACAAATGGGCACCCGTGCTGAAGATTTGTTGGTTTTTTCTGCCAACTTATCTCAGCACACCATATTAGCGAGTGGGGCTGTGAGTTGCGCCCTTTCTTTGCTTCTTTCTTTGGGCGACCAAAGAAAGAAGTCGCTACAAAAAAAGCCCTACCATTTACAGCGGGCTGCAAACGGAAGGGCTAAAAGAAAAAGAAGCAGGATTTACCTAGATTTTGGGTAGCTCAAAAGCGGCTATTTCATCTTTAAGATGCTGTATTTTTTGGTTTACGACTTCCCCAATAAAAGTAATGACCTCTTTAATGATTATCGAGTTTGAGGTTTTAAACTCGATAGAACTGTATCCCGAATCCTTAATGGTTAAATGGGGTTGGGCGTGGGTATTGTTTAATTCTTCTAGTTTAAAGCTTTCCAAAAGGGTTTTGGTGATTTCCATGCGGTGCAAGTTATCATGTAATTGCTCGGCCCGTTTGATAGCGTTCAATTTCATAGAAAAATCCATCGGTAATTCAGGCGTAGTTTTGAGGGTGCTTTTTACCTCTTCGTTGTTATGTGGGGTTTTTGGTTGTACTGCCATTGCTTTAAAATTTGTTAAGTGTAAAGAATAATATTTGTTATACTTCCCAAGGGAAAATCACGGCTCTTACTCGGCCTATCCATCCGGGCGGAGCTTGCCATTCTTGCCCAACGCGGATAGAGGTAACTTCTATAATTTGGTAGGAGTATTGGATTCTACTGGTGCGTTCTTGCTCCAGTTCGTAGACTACGGCCATCATATAGTTGCGTTTACGCAGTTCTTTGATGGCCTCTTGTTTTTGGCCTTCGACCGAAAACAAGGGGATTAAATGGATGCTCATTGCTTTAAAATTTGTTAAGTAAATTAATATATGACCACTAAAATTAGTGCGCGGTTAGGTATTCAAAAGCACGTTGGGCTAATACGGCAGCCTCCCAAACAAATTTGGGGTCATCGTGCAATTTGCCAAGCCATCCTTTGATATAGGCTTGAGAGTTGGTTTGGAGTTGTGGGGTATCTATTCCTAGATAGTTACAGGCAAAACAAGTCGTAATTTCGGCGCAAAGCTCCTCTTTACTGTAGGTTTGTGAGCCAAAAGGGGCATATTCTACCAAGGTAGAACGGTTTAAGCGGTCAGGGTGTCCCGTGGAGTGGGCAAGCTCATGAATCAAAATGGAGTAATAAAATTCAGGGCTTTCAAATTGTTGAATAAGGGGGATTTGGATAGTATCTAAAAGCGGTGCATAAAAAGCCCGTGAGTGTAAACTCTCTTTAATGGTAGGAGGTTTAGGGACTCCCTTTATAAACTGTTCGCATTGCGCTATACGTTCATGAGGGGTAAACTCTCCTTCTAAAACAGAAGGTTTGACGGGGATACCTTCGACGCATCCCATATTAAAAACAGGCCATTGGCGGATAAACTTAATCCTTCGACATTCTTCGCGTTGCGTTTTGGTCATTTGTTTAAACGTTTCCTCTTTTACCCTTTTGCCGTTTTTGTCATAGATAAGTAGGTCATTAAAGTAAACGTTAAAGGCTTTACTGCCTTTTTTGATTCGCCCTCCTGCCTTGGTGATTTGTTCAAACGTCCCAAAATAAGGGGTTTGCAAATCTTCCATGTTGAATAAAAGTGAATTAATTCCCCTGTAGACGTGGCCGCTAAAATGGTTCTGGGGCGGAATGCCTGTGAACTTCCAAGTTTTGCGCCAAGGGGCATGACCTTGTTCAAGTGAAGCAATAACCTTTCTGGTTATCTCTTCAAAGATAACTGTGCTTTTCATTGTTCTTTAAATTTGTTAAGTGGTTGATTACCAATACTAAAATAGTGATTTTCTCTATATTTTGCAACCATTTGCACAAAAAAAGATGCAATTTTTTTGTGCAAAAACAGGTCATTTTCAACCATTTATAAAGATTTTTTCATCTTTATAAATGCTCTTTAGGACGAAGTCCCCCCCAACGCACTGAGAAAAAGTGCAATTGCAGGGGGGGGATTGTCGGCGGTATGTGATAGGGGGGGACAAAAAAACAGGTCAGGCGGCCACGTCAAAATCCAAACCTTTACTTTTCCGCTTAAAAAACTTCGTACCTAGTAGTAGGGTGTCGGCGGCGTCGGGAAAGTGGGTAGTTTCTAGCTGGTCAACGTTGGGGTTTCTTTCGTCGGTCTTATCCTTTTGATAATTTTTAGAACCTTCTTTCAAAGACGTCAACCGCATCGCAGTCAATAAATATTCGCAGTTGTCCCTATTAAATAGCACAGGGTAAACGCTTGGGTCAGTCCCTTTAAATGATTTTCCCCAATCTTCATAGCGTGTTTCAGGTGAGGGCGTGTGCCCAATGTAATTCTTGATAACGTTCCAGTGGGCAGCCTTCAGTAGTCCGATTACTTCATCAGCGTATTTAATATCAATCAGTGCATTACTCCCTTGGAATGCGGTGTGGTCATAATGAAAGATAACGGTCTTGGTAGGGTGGAATCGGTAATAGTTGACGAAATTGGTTATTAAATGGGCTAGTCTTTGGGGGTGTTTGACATACATGGCATTGACAAACAAAAGACGGTTCTTTTGAATCTGCCCTACACATAGGGCGTTGAAACTAGAGCCATAATCAAGGGCAATATGAAGGGGTAAGTTAGTATCTAAATCAGCATCCTTGCGACAATCATCTAACTTCATATCCCTGTCTAAGATAGCATCTAAGTTCCTATCAATGTAGCCCTCATCGGTGGCGTCATAACAGTGCAAGCGGTCTTTGAGGTCAGGATAAAAAGCATTTTCAGACAGGTATGGCCTTTTGTTAAGAATAGAAGTTCTAAAGATAAAGGTCGGTAGGGTACGCTTGAGGTCAAGGATTTGTTTCTTGCCAAAACCATCGATGTTGTCATGGCCTTGGGGTTCGTGGTACCAAAACGTATGCGCTCTGATTGCATCCCAATACTTATCCAACTGGGCAATTTTATCAAGAATCCCTTTGCGACGTGAAACATCCGCGAGCATGAGTTTTTCTACAAGTTCATAACGCTCCACCTGTATATCAAGCAGCAATTGCACCCTATCAGGTTGCATTTTCTTTTCTTGCTCCAGTATCCACATACCCTCCCTAGAAGTAGGCATATCGGTTGTCCATAACCAACTGTGGAATTCGGGGAGATGAGAGAACTCAAGGTGGGTGTCGCCACGGTTGGCTTGCCTCAACTCGGTATCGATGCTATTACGGTCGAGAAACTTAAGCTCATCGCCTTGAACCCAATGCAAAGTCATCGAATTGGCACTTCCCTTGCGGTCTTGACTAATCATGCTCATGGCCGCTCCAGTGTAGCAAAATATGCTGTGGCTAGAGTCTAGTGATTCGCCGTAGGGTGCAGGTATTTCGAGGCTTTTAGGGGGCTTTTCTTTTACCCAGTAATGTTCGTTGCGACGCCATCCCAATGCTTTCCAACCCTTGATAAGACCAGGCAAGATATTTTCCATCAGCTTGGCATACGAGCGCCCTACAAACCCGCCCCTTGCTCCTGGCATTCGGGTCATGCACTTAAACGAGCGATAGGCGTGAATGTACTCCGTTTTGCCCGTTCCACGAGGCATGACCAAGGTGGATTCATTGGCATCTACAAAGGCCATTTTGATTTGGGATTCGGTTCTGTGCTGAACTTGGAAATTTACTTCTGAAGGGACGAATACATCATCCGTCAATTGTCCTAAGGTAATGGATGATTGTTTATTCCAGTGAATAATTTCTTCAAAATCCTTGTTTTCAATCCTCATCGTCAATCATTTCAAAGTCGGTAAAATCAGTTTCTTGCTGCTTCTCAATCTTACGGAGTTCTTTGGCAATGTCTTGTAACAAATTAGGCCGTTTTTGTCCTCCTAGTAGGCTTGGGTCGTGATTGATGATGATGACGTGGAGACCAGCGGAATTTTGTTCCGGTTGCTCTTTGTCCAAACCCAACAGTTTGATTAGGTTTTTGTGTTCGGCACTGATTACTTGCCTATCCTTAGCAGTGTTGGCAACTGAGGATTTCATGGCATTGGTTTTGATAGAATCAATCAGCCGGATTTTTTCAAGCTCTTGATTGACGGGGTTTAGAAAAACCAGTAATTGTTTGGCAAACCGAAGTGACTTTCGGGCTTTTTTTTCGTCACATAAACACCGAATCATCATCTCTTTGATGATGCGTTTATCCTGCCAGTACAAAGCTCTTTTTTCTCCCATGATGTTCATGGCGGCACTGACGAGCCGGGCTTCGTCGGCTAATTTACTAGGCAGTTGGTAGCCTTCCTCAAGTTCAGCTCGCTTGAGTTCTTCAAAGGTTTCTTCAAGTTCAAATTTTTCCAGACTCATGCTTCTTCCGTCTTGATTTCATTCAAAAATTTGATGGCCATGCCCTGAGCGGGGCTGCTTCCTTGTTTGGCTAATTTTACAATGGCCTGTCTCAGTTCAGCTTCGCTTTTGTACTTACCTCGGTAATAGTGAATGTAAATGGGGGATTCGGTATCATAGAGTTCTTCCCAAAAGTCTTCACTACTTATGCCGATGATGACGGCAATGGCTTCTGGTTGCATAAACAGCCCCGCAAGCCTTTCAATTTCGTTGAGTGTTTCCTGATTCATCGAAGTAGTCTTGATTGTTTAATACTGCAAGAATCCAATTAATGTGAAGTTCGGCTTTCTGTTGATCAACTACCAATGTCCCTACCTCGATGCGTGGATTGTTCGTGAAATTGGAGGAACCAAGAATCCTAACTGCCCATTTGTCATTGACAATCACGGTTACTTTGGCGTGAGAGTTATCAATGCCGGTTCGTTCGAAGTGTTGTTTGACAAAATCATTGACATCGGGGTATCTGACTTTGATGCGGTAATCAAAAAGGCAAAATATTTTTCGAATTACGCCCTTTTGCTTGGCGTCTATTAGCATACGAGCGGCGTTTTCGGTCATGCTCCAAGTGGCAATGTATAAATCAGCGGGCCCGGTTTGACTCAAGATCCAGAATACCAGCTCGTGCGTACTCCAGTCCCCTTTGCTTACAAAATCGATGTAGATTTTTTGCTCAAGCAAAGGAAACACCTCCTCAATTTTATCTCTCACCCCAGCACGAACGAAATGATCAAAGTAATCTCGGCCACTGATAGAGGCGGATTGAATCGTATGATTCGGTTGCTCCAATTCTGAAACGGTAAAAAGCATTACTCAAGGCTTTTGATTTTGTTTTCAATCTCGAATAATTCGGCTCTCCAAAGCTCCAATTTGGAACTGTTCCCCTTGGTTCGACTGAGGTAAGTCCGCAGCGTATTACGTCTTTTCACCAGACTGGCCACAGTTTGAATGGCGACTTCAGCCGATTGAGGCAAATAGCCATTGGCGTCGTAAAAATCCCGCAAACCAAAGATTTCGTCCAAACGAGGTTTGATCTCCCCCATGATACGTTTAGCGATGCGTTGTAATTCTTGGCTGGCATCGTGTCCCTGCTCTATATATAATCTTGCTCTTTCTTTTAAGGCGGAACGTTCGTCCATGAGGCTTTGAGCTTCTTTGAGCAAGGTCGTGATTTCAGCGGGTCGAGCGTTGACCTTGGCTTTCTCTGCTGCTTCAAAAGCTTGCAATAACTCAGTAAGTTCACTGGTTAGCAACGCCCTTAGCCAACTTTCAGAACTTTCCTGAAATTGTTCTTTGAGATAAGCATTAGTGCCGTGCGTGCAGTAGAGCTGCACGCCCTCCCAATAGGTGGGTTCTTCTAACCAAGCTTTGATATCATCAATGGCGCTCATGTTTTTCAAAAAAAGCCAAGCAACATGCCTGGCTTTTTATTTTTACAACGATATGATTACAAGACTTTTAAAAACGGCATTTGCTCAGGAGGAAATTGGGCCAAAAACTCTAATTCTTTCTGGGATACCGTTTTAGGGTTGTAGTCTTTCCCTTGAAAATTTATGGGGTAAACAAGTTCATACTTATGGGCGACGGTGGGCGTTTCTTGTGCCTCACCTGGCTTATTGTTGTTTGCCATGTTATGTTGCAGGTTTTAGGGGGATTGCTGCGGTATACAAGTACTTATGGGGTACTTTAGCGGTGATTTCACCTTCGTACCCTTTGCCGTGTTCCGCATCTTCAGTATCGGTTTTGTAGCCAAGTTTGAGATGACAGAAATGAGAAGCATCCCCAATCTGGTTGATGGTGGTGCCGTCGTTGTCAGGAATCAGGGCGATAAATACGTCCGATTGTGCTACGTTGGCAATGTAGTTAAGATAGACATCATTGCCAGGAATAAAGATTTTGACGCTAGCATCAAAACCTCCACCGTCACGCCCGCCAATAGCCGGCATAGAGAGCTCTCCCGTGGTAGGGGTTACGTAGGCTTTAAGAAAGCCTTTATCTGTTTTGGGGACGAAAGGAACTGAGTGAACAAACTTGGCCTCACCAGCAGCGTTCACGGCGGGACTCGCCCAAGTTTCGATGTCGCCCACCGGAATCAAATAAATGGTTTGGGCAATGCCCCCCATGCGGCTTTTTTCGTTGCCCCAATCTGGGAATAAATTCTTGTAAGAAGCAGGCATTAGATTAAAGTTTAAAGATCTTCAGTGATTGAACTAGGATTTTTTCACCAACACGCCGGAGCCTTCTTTTACCAAAGCAGCTGCCAATTTTTCGTCTTTTGCTACGTCGGCAGCGGTGTACGTTTCACCGTCATAGCTGAAACGCCCAATGACGATTTCATAAGTATCCTTCCCCACTTTTACGGTCGGTGTGGCACTGGTGGCTTGCTGAGGAGCCTTCGCTTCTTTGAGCTCTACTTTCAACGCCTCAATGATTTTGTCCTTACCCTCAATCTGAGCCTTCAGCGCTTGGTTTTCTTTTTCCAAATCTGCTACTTCCGCAGATTTGGAATCATTTGTAGTTTCTGCCATTATGTATGGATTAAGCTTGGTCGTTGACGATTAAATAACGGAGGTCATCAAACTGGAAGGCCAGTGTAAACTTCATGATTGTTTTGTATCCATGAAGCATCGGTACGCGGTTGCCCCAAACGCCAAGGTTATCCAAGCTATTGGTTCCCATTACTAAGTTATTGTCGAGGGTGACAATCACGCGTTGACTTGCACCCATCCAATTACAAGGGATGATTTGGGCACGGCGGCTCGAATCAATGATGTAATCTTTGTAAAGTGCCAGCTCTGTTTCGGAGTAGGTTGCTCCAGCGTCTTTTTTGGCCCGCATATGCGCCAAACGTTTATCGTACACGTTCCAAGAAACGTAAAACTTAACGCCTTTCTGACGCATCAGCTCGGGTACTGCGGCCCACATTGTGCCATCAATTTTGTCCAAGGCATTCGCATTGGTAATGGCTCCTGTCACGACAGGGGTGATTTTGCTACCCGCGATTTCAGTGGCTAAGACCGTACCCCAACCATCGCAAATGTATTTGTTGCTGGCCCATTTCCATTTGGCAGGGTGGGTAACAGGGGTTTCACCCGCACTGGTGTTGGTGACACACTGATAGTACTGGGCTAGAGTTCCAAAAATGACAACTTGCCCAGCTGTATAGGCAGTGCCAGCGTTGAAATTGACGGCTACAGACTTATCTTTCATCAAGTAAGCATTCACTTCCACTTCCTGAGCGACCTTCTGCATTTGGTTTTGCCAATAGGTCGCCGCAAAAAGTGGAGGGTGCTCCTGAGTTAAGTCTGCCTGCCCTTCATACAAAAAAGTATCTTCAAACTCCTCGGCATTGATTTTGAGGATTTTCATGGCCTTTTTAGGCGTAATACTTCTAATGAGAAGGGTGCCATCCTGACGGTCGGTATCCTCAATTTGAGGATTGTTAGGTTGTAAGCCGTCTTCAGCTGAATAGCCCCACAAAGGTTTTTCAACGGTGAGGTTATTCATTGTCCTAATACCGGGGGTCTTAGGGATAGAGAGGCTATCGTACAACGTCTTCAATATCTTAGGCGTGTAAGCACTTTGATAGTTTTGAATCGCTGCAATATTTGTTACTGCCATTGTTGTGAAATAATTTAAGGTGGGTTAAAAACTTTAATTAGGTTTTTGCTGCTTTAAGAGCTGCCGATATTTGATGTCAGCTTCGCTCAAGAACTGATCTTCCTCTTCGCTACCCGTATCTTCAATTTTCTCGGCCTTTTTAGATAAGCGAGTTGGCTCCCCTCCAGGTTGCTTGTAGCCCGCTAGCTCCGTAGTCAGGTTTTGTAGATTGTTATTGGCCGTAGCAAGTTGTGCCTCCAATGCCTTGTATTCGGCGCTGAGTTTTACATCGATAGGAGGTGGGGTGGTGGTATTGTCTTTGGCGAGCGATTGCAGCAATTCAACAAACCCACTTAAATTGGCATTCTGAAGTTCGGTCAGCGCCTCATTGAGCTGGTCTTCGGTGATATCTGCTGCCAATACTCCTTTCAAAGCCTTGAGCTTTGGCGCGTTTAAATATCCGAACATATCTATATTGGTTTGATTGGAAAAAGATTGATTTGCGAGCTTAATGGTCTTTTTCATGGCACCTTCAAACGGAGCAATGAAATCAATAAGACCTAAAGAGAGGGCTTCAGAGGCGTCAAATTCGCCCCCATCCAAAGGAACATCCGAAGTAAGTTTGGCACCTCTGGCCTTAATCACCCGCTCCTGAAACTGAAGCGCGATGGTTTCGGCTTGTTCTTCGAGCAGTTTAAAATTACCCTCCTTGGCTTCTCTGGTAGCCTTGTTTTTGTCGGGGGAAGATTTGGCGTAAATGTCTTTACGAACTACGCCCCATTTGGCTTCTTCTGAAGAATAATCAACGTAACTAATATAGGCACCGATGCCACCCACACTATCGGTCGGGTTGGAACATATGATGAGGTCGCAGGAGCAGACTACCAAGTAATGCCCCGAATAAGCGCACCCATACTCAATATAGGCAGAGACGGGTTTGTTGCGGCGGCTTATGGTATCGGCCAACATGTAGCTGGCTTTACGTTCGCCGCCCATTCCATTGCCCAGACGTAGTATTACCCCTTTGCATTGAGGATCCTTATAAGCCCGCTCAAGGGTATCAGCGTAGAAGCTCACCCCATAGTTACGGGTGTAGCTGCTCCGCCACATATAGGACTCAATATCGATTATCCAAATAGAATCACCTTCCGTGAGCTGTAGCGTAGAATCATCGTCGTCATCGTCCAGCCAGCGATCTTTGCCAAGCCCTAATTTTTCAATCGTTTTAGGCTCAGGTTCTTTTTGAAGGGAGATGATATACTCCCCAAGGGCAGGTTCAAGGTGTTTGGGAACCAGCCAATTTGAGTTAAGAAGTTCGGTTACATGCGTAGTCAGTGTTTCCATTAAAAGAAGTATCCCAGATTAGAGATACAAGGATACACCACCCCCCGCGAAAAGGTTAGGAAAACAAGCAAAATGTGGGTTGTCAAAAAAAATAAATAAGTAATTTGAGCCTATTTCTCTATACTAGAAGCCCCTTGACTCAAGCATAATGTATATAAAACATTGAAAAACGTATGAACGACTATCTATCAATTTGCTCAATCAGGACAGGGTGGAAATAGCCTCTGAATATGTGGGAGTTAGAAGATGTCGATTCCTATTTAGGTTTATGCTGAATCTCAAAGGTAAGAAAACGGCTATATCTCTAATGGGGGATGATTCATGTTTGTACGATAAGATTTTTTGTAAGATGTTCGCCTATGTTGTATCTTTCAAGCCTTATAATAATAGCCTTGATTGTCAAGGCATATCCATTTCAACCCAACAAAATTGTACTTTCTCATGAAATCTTTTTTTAAAATTACCACACTCATTTTAATAGTATTATGTAATGTTACAGCTATCTGTCAGACTAAAAAGCCAGTAGCCCCAATCAATTCCAAAAGCAAAATAGGCCCTTTGCGAACCAAGGATTATCCCTATTATATTTTGGTGAAAAGAGGTGCAGCAGGACCAGAGTATAAAAGTTTTTATACTTTACCAAGCTATAATAGCGGGAAACAAGGGGATTTTGCGGGAGGTCCTATCGTTTTGGACGTGAGAACAGGAAAAGAGGTGAGTTGGTGGACGTTGGGAGGTGAAAACTATTATTTTTCATCGTATAATATGCTAGTAAATCACGTAGATGCTAATTTTAAAAGAATCATCAAATTTGATACCACAGGTCTATATAAAGGAGAGTTTTTTATAGAATCTAGTGAAGAAACCCCTGTGCTAGGTAGACAAAAGTTGACTTTATCGACTGACTGGAAAAAGGCCATCGCCCAATTCAATAATGATTTATGGATGTGGGATTTTGACTTGGAAAGAGGAATATTTTCAAACCCTAGCCAAGTTACAAGTAATGGAGTTATGGGTACTGGGGATATTTATTTGAAAGGCAATAATGCTGTTGTTAATGCTGGTCCTTTTACTAAGAGCAAAAGCCATATCGTAAATCTTTCAACAGGCAAATATACAAATATTGGAAATGGAGTATGGGATATTTATAATAACGAATATATTGATGATGTTTTTTTTGTTGATCATAGGGAAGCGCTCTCTTCTAGAGAGATTAGAGGATATTGGAGTATCTCTTCACAAAAATTTGCGCAGTCTGATGAGAATTCACGTCATCACATGTGGATGGATAGAAAGAATACAGTAGCACTCGCTATTACAACTCTTAATAATGGATTTGCTAAATTGACCAGAATGGATATTTCAAATAACATGAATAATACAGCTGACACTCCTTTTTTTAGTAAACATTATAAATTAAGTGCAGCTAATAAGGGTCATATTCCAACTCTTCCAGGACTCAATTACTTTCCAGTATCACCAAGTACAAAAAAGATATACTACAATTACGAGGAATTTCCTACTCGCACATCGGGGAACACAGAACGGGCTAGAAAACTTGGAGTAGTTGATTTTGATAAAGGTATTGAAAAAATATATGATATTTCTCTTGCTACTTCTAAGGGAAGTATATTAGGTTATAAATTTGCTTGGACTGACGATGACCATCTTTTGTTTAATGCTGCTCTTGGAAGTAAGATAAATGGCCTGGAGATAACAGAAGCCAATCAAGGTACCTACATACTTGATCTTCAAACAGGAGAATCTAAAAGGCTAACCCCTTATCTAATAGAGCCATTTAAGGAACTGGGTAAATTTAAACCTAATCAGGACTTGAAGGTCTTTCCACTTAAAAACACTGAATTTATTATATTCGTTGCTAACAACTATTTATTCAGATGTAAAAAAGACGGGTCTGAATTAGTCCAAATGATCAAATTCCCAGGCGTTTATACATTTGAAAAAACTTTTTTGTCTGAGCATATGGAAATACCTTGAGTTTGATATTTAATCAGATATAAGTTATCCCGAATTTTGACAAGTACTTTGGGGAGTTTATAGTGACTCCAAAAGTTAAAAACGAAGTTTTTTACTTTCCAAAATTCGGGATTGCTTATAATTCAAAAATCATAAACTCCTCCCATACTGGTAGTTTCTCCTTCAAAGCTTACTGTGAATCCCCGTTGACCTGCCATCATCCGATCACTGTCGTAATCTACCATCAGGCTCAGGCCCTCCCAGGGTTTTCCATAGAGTTTCCAATCGCCTTGATGCTCACGGACCCGCACAATGAATTTACGTTCGTCAGCCCATTCCCATACGTCTCTGTACTCTTTAGAGTCGCCGGGTACAAAGCATTTCACAGCCGTGTTGAAATACCTTCCAGCAGCATCCTTCTTTTGGTTTTCGGAAGCCTGTATCATTTCGGGCGTAGAGTAGATTTTAAACCACCTCCACCCCTCAAAAAACTCTAAGGGAGATTGATAGCGTCCGGCGGTTTGTACACTCCATACCTTGATTGAGTTCACGGGAGCAAACTCCACTAGCATTCCCCCTGCGGGGTTAGGTTCTTCAAATCTTATGATGTCTCTCATTTGTTAAATCTTAAATTGTTGCCATTTGAGGAGCTCGCCACTACGTCGGTGATTGTTGTAGGTTCTTACTTCACGTTCGTAATCAACTTCATCCTCATACTGATACGTTTCTATAAAATCATGGTAGCCCTTGGTGATACCTTCGCGTGCCATCCTGCCGTACAGGTCTTGCCTGATGAGGGTTTCTACGAATATCATCCAAAGCCTGGTCTCGGTATAGTTGAAAAGCTTGAGGTCATTTTTGACCGAAAATTTGTTCCACCTTGAGCCATGAAATGCCTCAAGCTCTAAGCTCATGGATTGGGTATATTTCATATGAGGTCGTCGGTCTGATACCGACATCGAAAGTTTCTCACACTGTGCCATCCAATACAGCTTCTCAGTTACTAGGTCGTTGGGAGTAAGGAGCAATTTATCCTGATACCGCGCCATGAGCCACGGTTTTGAGAAGGCACTAACATCAATTTTCAACTCCAAATACCCCGGGTTTTTCATAGTCAAATCTCTAATGCCAAAGCTAAAAATACGTTTAATTGATTGTCGTTGTTGAGGGGCATTCTTTGGGCTCCCAATTTTCCATAGTACCTAGTTGTGCCCTTGTGTTCAAGGGTTTCCACGCAGATTTCGAGATTAGAACTAAGAAAACTGCTATGCTCAGGCAAACAATACCGGCCCGACCAAATTGTTTTGCCCTGTTGTTGTCGAGTGTATATCTCTGCGGGGCGTTTGTAATGCTTTACAAATCCTGCCTCCAAGATTTTGTCTTCGTTCATTTTTCACCTCCTTTCGATTTGATGCCGATTTTTTTCTCTTCCGCTGCGGTCAAAGGCTCGCCTTTGTTGATTTTTTCTACAATCCCCATCAGGTAGTTTGATTTGGGAGAAGAGCGTTTCAGTATCCAGTGGGTTGTAACTAGGCACTGTTGGCCTTTGTGGGCTTGCAAAAGTGCCAACAAATCCACCTTAAATTCTTCGGTAAACCCGTAGGGAGACACTCTCATTGCTTCAGTAAGCTTCATGAAATCATCATCAATATGCTGTACACTGTTGATTTTGTCGGTGCCTCCAGCTTCTATGAAAGAAGCCAGGCCATTGGCTCCGAGGGTAATGAAATTATCTTGAATAATTATCGAAAGCCTTATCATACCTCACCTCCTTCCTGACTTACACACATGATTTGGGCAAGCACTGTGATACGCTCCTTATTGTCCCAAATCAGATTGACAAATCTTCGATTGGGCGTGGTTGGGTGAGCTTGGGGAGCTGTGACAGATAGCTGCTTCTTTAGGTCGTTCTCTGAGAGCAATATTCTTACGGTGGCTTTTACTTCGTCTTGTATTTGCTCCACGGTTTCAAACCCTCCCGCAGGAGCGTTACAAATATGTGCCATAGATTCCATGATAGCATGGAATATCAGATTAGGCGCTTTGCTTAAAGCTTCATAGGTCGTTATTATTTTTGTCATGGTTTAAATCCCTCGTTTTTTAGAGCTTGATCGATTACACCCAATGCCGATTGGGTAGCAGCTGTTATCTGATTGGCTTGGGCTTCTTGCCAAAAGGCAACCGTCACAGTATAAGGCAAGTATTCTTTGTAGGTTTTGGAGCCATTGCGTTTTTGCCATTTCCAAAGAGTGTTTGGCCGGATGCCATTGACCCACTCAGCCAATACAAGTTGATTGATATGGGAGTTGACAGTAGCCAACTCATAGCCTTGGCAAAACAAGTACATCGCGCCCCACTGCATGGGTGTAATCTCAACAAGCAGTTTCATAGTTTAGAAATTTCGATCTTCGTCCTCTTCTTCTAAAGCTTCGTCAATGAGCATTGAAGCCGCCGTATTTGCCTCCAGAGCCACTCTATTGGCTTGGGTGTGCTTCTCTATCATCTTGTCCATTTCCCACGCCGTGATAGGCGCTTTGTTGAGATTCTCGGCTCGGCGTTTGGCGGTGGTTTCGTCTACGGGGTTGATGGCATAGACTGCCGTCGGATTGATCAGCTTCGTGTAGGTGGGTTGTTGGCGGGTTTCGGGGACATTGACCGACAAAAACGTAACGGCACCGTAATTGATCTCGGTTACTTGCCCGGCAATGGTTGTGTGGCCAAATAGCTCTAGAATAGCCCAGTAGGTACTTTTTTGTTCTTCTTGCATCGTCAATCGTTGTTTATAGTTTGAGAAAAATTAAACTCTGCTTGGATTTGCTTCGCCATCTTCTTCAGGAGGCGTTTGCCTAGTTTGGGGGCAGGCTCTACGCCTTGGAGTATTTCTACGTATTTGCAGTGGAAGTACTGCCCGCCACGGCTGCCGTTGATGAGGTGGCCACGGAGCTTGACGGTCGCTCCCTGACGCATGGTGCTCCACCGAAGCCCCGCCCGTACTCGGTACCGACACGGTAGTGATTTGCGCTCAGAATCGGTAATGTAGGGCAACAGAATGCTATGGACGGGCACCGCAAAGCGGATTCCCCTTTGTTTTTTTTCAGCATCTAGGTACGTGGCCTTGGCATCGTAGCTGATGGTAGTCTCAAATTCAAATGTTTGTTCCATCTGGTTTCAGGTGTTTGGGGATTAAGTCAGCCACTGGTTTGGGGTCAATACGCTTGCGCTTGGGAGCAGGGGCGGGGGGTGGTGGACTAGGAGGGTCGATGGCAGTACTGAAAACTGGCTGTGGGAAGTAGCGTTTTTTGACCTCAAAGAAAAACTTCTCTACTTGCCCTCTTGGATAAAACTCCAATAAACTCCGGCATTTTTCTTTGAGATCTTCGAGGGTCTTGCCTTGGGGATCAAACGAAAAATCGTGGACGGCTCCTACTCCCTTCTTGATTGCCTGGAGCGCGGCGGGGCCATTGCCCGACGCATAAAATTCCTTCAGGAAATGATTGATGATTGTGTCTTTTTGATAAGCTCCGTAGAGCTCCCAGTCGGCCCCCCAAAATCTCCCTACCATTTCCTCATTGTAAAATGCCCTGCTGCCGGTTTGTGGTTTTACGCGCCGATATACCTCCACTTGCCATACTTCTTTCTGAAAATACAGGGGGAGTAGCCTCGATAGCGAACTACAGAGCAGCCTTCGCTTGTCGCCCGTCTCGTTCATGTTTACTTTTTTCGACCACCCATGTTCTTGCCTTCCATTCAGATAGTAGGCTATGTGATGATAAGTGGCATTGTCTCGGTCGGGAGGTAGCTTTGAAAAATTTTGCATTTTTTGTAAGTGATTGATAATCAATGATTTTTGATTTTTTGCAGTACTGAATAAAGTACTATTAAATCTTTTAGAGACGTACAGAAGTACGAAAGTTCTAAAGTACTGATTTCAGTACTGACAGTACCATTAGTACTTAACAGTACTAAAGTACTGCAAAATCGGCCAAAAAAATGCATAAAAACCCCTACCCACACTCGGTGGGGATTAAAATGCAAATGTATCGAAATGATTTATATCTTTCAACACACTTTTATGACCAATTTACCTAGGCAATATTAGTAACGATATACTATGTACGTCATAACCCTAAGGGCATTTGCCCAGGACTGAATAGGCAGTCCTCACCCGTTCATTTTACCCTTTTATGAAAAACTCAACTCTTTGGCCATTTTTCTACGGCGTCTTTGGCTTCCAAAAGCGTCTTAAACGAACCAATGGGTAGCTGTTGTAAGATTCTTTTGTCGTGAAAAATATAGGCTTCAAATGCAAAAAATGACTGCAACACATACCCAATCAGCTCTGGAGGCTCCTTGTGGGGAAGGCCGTCAGCGTATTCGATTTCCACAGCCTCGGTATAGACCAAGACCTTGGGGTTGAATATGGATTGTACCCATTTTTTCATGGCTTCTTGTTGTAATTGTCGTACTTCCTGTGTGATTCGCGCATGAGCCAAAAGGCCATGATGGTAAGCCCTCCTGTGAGGACCAGGGTCAGTATCTCAATGGCCTCCCTCATGGCTTGCTTCAGCTTTCATTTCAGCTACAAAATCTCCGTCACTGAGCAAATCCATAGTTTCAGTAAGTGCCGTAGCAAAAAACTCATGCTTAATGCTCAAAGCAAAGAGCGCCTTTACAAGCGCATTTTTACTTCCTTCTATCTTATAGGAAGTAATATGTATGTTGCTCGAAACCGAAAACTCTAGATGTAAATCATCCTGCTCGTCGAGTACATGTGTACCAAGTATTTCAGTGCTTGCCATTTGTTAGGTATTTTTAAGGTGTTTGAGTAGTCCAAAGTGCGTTTCGCTCCCGAAGCGTTTTTTGTAGGCGTATAGCAAAGCCTCCTTTTCAAACTTGATAAGTTTGCCTTCGCAGAAATAGGGGAGCCAATTGGCCTTGCGCCAATTGCGTAGGGTAGGGACACTCACCTTGAGGAGCTTGGCGGCTTCTTCTTCGGTAAGTATCTCCTGGTGATTGAGAGTTGCCCTCATTTGCTCTACAGCCGTGATGACCTGCTGCATAAGATCCACCTGCTCGGCGGGTATGGTGAGTTGAGCGCTAATCTGAGTCATGGCATTTCGACAGAAACTTGTTTTACAAACCATTCTGGTTTTTCGTCTTGGATTCGGGGAATCCACTCCTCCAGTGCCGCGAGCAAGTCGGGGTCATCGGTGGAGCCATTGGTAGCACGACTTAAAAGGTAGGCACCCTGAGCAGTATCAAAATCAGGATAAGCCTGTAAAAAAGCTTTGCGCCATCCAGTATTGCCTACCACTGTTCTGATGAGGCTGTGAATACGCTGACGACGGTAAGTCCGGGCTTCTCTTCCTGCCCTAGGTGGGCGCTCAATAGCTCCCTGCCGTTCGCTCAATTCTTCTTGGTTCATATCGCTGTAGGTTTTATATTTGCTTATCAAACTTGATTAATGAGTTTGTTAATTACATATACAGTGCAAATATTTCATATGTGGTGAATAAAAGCAAGTTTTTTCACACCAAATGTGAAATATTTTTTCTATTTATAAAAACGCGTAAATATAAATGTCTGTAGGTCAAAGACTTAGATGGTTAAGGGGTACAAAAACTTTACAGGAATTTGCAGAACCCTTGGGGATTGTACTTTCGGGAATTTCTAATATAGAGAGTGGTAGATCAAAGATGTCACTTGATCTAGCAGAAAAAATATCTGAAGTATATGGGTGTACACTGGATTGGTTGATAAAGGGAGTAGGTACATGGAATGGGCAGCCAGAGAACGATGCTCCCGCAAAACAAAGCATTGACGTAGTCACCATTCCCAAAGATGAGCTTTTGGATTTGTACCGGAGGCTTGATAGGAAAAACACTGAGGAGATTCAGAAGAAAGAGGCCAAGATAGAAGAGCTGGAACAAAACCTAGAGAAAGCAAAAAATGTGTGAGTGGTATCAACAGAGCACAAATTGGCGTCAACTCTATAAAGTCATAAATAATAATTGTATAATCCTATAAATTTATCAAACGGTAAGTTTTCTTAAACGTTATGAAAAAAATATACTATAAAGAATATGTAGATAGGAAATATTGTAATTCCTGATAGGAAATACCCTCAACTACTTTGAAATTTTTAGATTAACTCATAATCCGTGTAATGTTTAATTTCTTCAACAAATCAAAGGGAACCTCCAGTGGTATATTTATTCCAGACGGCTCAAAATTTAAAGAGGTAGTAGGAGATAATATTGATAATGAGTCATTTAATGGCGTTGCTAAATATTTAGGATTGAACCCTGATATATTACATGGATATTTTACAGAAGGAGACAATGGTATTTACAGTGTTGCTTTTGAAATTTTTACAAAAAATGTAAAGTTTATACAAACGTCTAAGGATGTAGTAGAAGTTTCAGAAAGCCTTGTAAAGAAGCATATTAAGGGTTATGATTTAGATTATGATATGCTGCTATCAACTGCTCACGATGTTTTACAAGAGGCTATTGAGAATGAATCCTTTGATATTAATTTTTTGCAAAGAGCTTTAAATCTAAATGATAATAGCCCCAACGGTATTTTGTACTCCGATAAACTGGGTCTTTATTTATACTTCAGTGAAGGTATCTTGTATGACTTTCAACCAGCTGATGGATTGAATCAGTGGGCAAAAGATTGGAAAAAATTGAACCCAAAAATGCTTGAAAATTACCAAAAAGAAGCTTTACACTATTGGGGAAAATCACAGATACAAAAAGTCCAATATGAAATAAACAAGCAAGCAGATGCATGGGCAAGTATGAAAAATCCTATTGGAAGTCCCTTTATACATTTACATAAGACTCCTTTTGGCAATATCAATTATTTCAATTTACTGATAGCTCATCAAGGTGAAAAAGCAACTTTAGATGAGTTTGTAACAGTTAATCATGGGCGGTTCATATCAATTGATACTGGAGATAAAACCATAAAGCTTCAGGTAGGTAATTTTGTTTACCACTTTGATGAAACAGGGGAAATTTTAGGAGTTAGGGGAATTGGATAGACTATCTTGGTAAGCTTTTTCAGCTACTATAAGTCTTTGTTTAATCTCCTGAAGTTTGTGAAATTGATGTGTATATTCTTCAGAAGATACAGGAATAGTTTGAAGATGTTTGTTTTGATTGTTGTATTCAGTTCTTATGTCTACGAGCTTATTCTTAATATCCTTTGCCGTCATCGCCTCTTTAGTGGTTAGTATTTCAGTGAACAAAATAATATAAATGAAACATATTGCACCGGTATTTAAAAAAAAATCATTTCATTGTCCTAATTGCGGCGTTTTATCTGAGCAAACTTGGTCAAAAGAGATAAGGACTTATTATCAGTATGTGAAACCGAATGGAGACCTTGTAGGAGGTAACTACGATTTAACAAATTACCAATCTGCAAAATGTAGCCATTGTGAGGAGATTTCAATTTGGTTAGGAGGTAAAATGGTTTACCCATTATCTGGGTTGGTTGAAATGCCAAATCCAGACTTGCCGGATGATATAAAGAACGATTATAATGAAGCAAAGGACATTGTAAGTATTTCCCCTCGTGGAGCAGCTGCACTCTTACGTCTTGCGGTTCAAAAACTATGTATTCATTTAGGTGAAAAAGGAGCAAACATAAATGATGATATAAAAAGTTTGGTCAAGAAAGGCTTACCACCAACAATGCAACAAGCTCTTGATAGTGTTCGTGTTATAGGTAATAACGCAGTTCATCCAGGGAAAATAGATTTGAATGATAATGCTGAAATCGCCTATGCTTTATTTGGGTTTGTAAATATCATTTGTGAAATGCTTATTAGTCAACCTAAAAAAGTTAAAGAATATTATGAAAAATATATCCCTGAAAATATTAGGAGTGGTATTGAAAAACGAGATAGTTAACCTTTCCATTCCTTAAATATCTTTTCAATTGGCAAATTACTCTTTGACATACATAGCTTACCAAACGCGATTAAATCTTCAACAGAATAATTGCCCTGGCTATCATGTTGAGCTAATAAAGTACCTTCTTTGGTGTAAACTTCAAAGAGAGACCTTACTGGACTTAACTCATGCAGACCAGTGCCTTTCTTTGACAAATCGGTTACGATCAGCTCCATTGTCTTAATCAT